CGACGCCGGATGACCAGGTCTGGCCGCCATCGGCGGAAATGCCCAGGCCGGTCCATTCGCTCGCGGCCGACTCAATGGCGGCGCTGGCGGACTCGGCGGTTTTCGCCAACGCGGTGGCTGCCGACGAAACATCGGATAATTGCGACGACGGAGTACCACCGAATACGCCGGGCGTGACAAGGTAAGGATTTGCGACCGCTTTGGCTGTTGTGGCGTAGGCGGCGCTTCCGCCGGATCCCATGTTTAGGGCTACATTTTCCGCATGGAGCTGGCGCATCTTGGCGATGATGTTGTCGATGACGGATGAAGCATTGTCAACTGCCTTGATGTCCAGCGTCTTGTCGATGGCGGACAGCTCTTCGGACAGCCTCTTCACGGAGGCGTTGACTTCTTCGATCCCGATCTTTGATTTTTTGGCTTCCGCCTGGAGGGCCTCACCCCGTTCCTGCGACGCCTGTGCGGCCAGGAAGTTCTCATATTCCAGGTCCGCTAGAATGGCGTTTTGCCAGGCCGTCGCCAGGCTGACGTCCCGCTGCGCGTTCTCCGCGTTTTTGGTGGCGTCTTCCAGGTTTTTGTATTGATTCTGGAGGCTGACAATGCCCTTTTTGTACTCTTCAAGCGCGGCGACGCCTTCCTTGCCGCCCTGCCGGACCGCTTCCGCATATTTCGCTTCCAGATCTTTCAACGCAGCGGCGTGTTTTTCCACGTCGGTCATCTGGTCGGCTTTGCCGGATAATTCCAGCAGCATCTTGTCCGCCGATTTGTTGACGTCGATTTCCTGCCGGCGGAGTTCCGCCTTGTCCGCCGCGGCCTTCTTTTCGGCCTCGACGTTTTCCTTGATCATCTTTTCCAGATCGGCGTAGTATTTTTTCTTGGCGGCAAGGTCGGAGTTTAATTCCTTCAGGTACGTCTGCGCCTCTTTGCGGACGGCGTCAATCGCTTCCTTGTGCGTCTCCATCGCCTTGGTGGCGTCTAAGATGTTGCCTGTTTGGTTGGCTAGCTCTTGATTTGCGCCAGCCATCGCCTTGGACCATTCTTCCTGTGAGATCGTCAGCAGACCGAAATTGTCCGCCGCTTCTTTGGCAAGGGCGTTTCGCGCTTCCCATGCGGCCGTTGCATTGATCCTGTTGGATTCCATCTTTGCTTCGTCGCCGATGACGTCGTAAACCATCGTCCGATAGCGCGAATAGGCCGCCACAAGTCCCAGCACGCCACTCGCCAAATACTGGAAAGATGCGGTGGCGGCAATGGCGGCACGCGTGACTAGCTGGCCGAGCATAATTTGCGAATTGTCCATGGTCGCTTTCAGGCGATCCATTTTGTCTCGGGTGCTGTCCTGCTGCTCGCCGAGGCGCTGCATCAGTTCGGTGCCGGCCGCAATCGTCGCGTTGAGAAACGCCGTTTTCTTTTCGACGTCGGTCAGGCTGGACGCTGTTTTCCCCAGCGACGCGGCATAGGTTTCGTTTGCCTTTTCAACGGATACGATGATGCCCAGGTTGTCCAGGATCATTTTGCTTTGGCGGCCGACGGCCAACGAGATATCAGAGAATGCCTGGCTGACGGATTGGCCGGTCATGCGCGCCGTCGCGCGGGCGATCTCCATCAACTTGGACACCTTGTCTGGCGTGATGCCCATCATCATCGCCGTTCCGGCTTTCTCGATGAGCGTCATGGTGTTGATGGTGTTGCTGGAGACACGCTTTAATTCTTCAATGATTTGCGTCCCGTTTTTGCCATAGGACGCGGTCAGATTGTCAAAGGCTTTCTTTTGCTGCTCAAACTTGGCGGATTGGTCCGCCAGGTTCCAGGCTTTGGACAAAACCGCCGTTGCCTGGTGGAAAAGTTGAACGCCCTGGTTGAAACCCGTGACCATGCCTTGCCAGGATTTGGCAAAACTACTCGCCATGGAATTGCCGGCGCCTTCAACCTTTTTCAGATTTGTGACGGCCTGGTCGGAAAAATTCTTGATGACGACGGTTCCGTCGTCATTGACTGTCAGGTTGATTTTTAGTTCTTTTGCCATTGTTCTCTAATCACCATCATGACCGCGATTGCTTTGTCCATGTAGAACGCCCGCTGCGGCTTCGGGACGAACAAATTAAAAATGAACTCAATGGCCGCATAGTCGAACTGGCCTTCGCCCCGGATCAATCCGGGCATGATCCTCGAAAACACGCCCCAGAATTGGCGGTTGCCGGGCGATAATGACGGGATCAGATTTTCCGGACAGTCGCCCAGCTTGTGAATGCCCTCGCAGTCCGGGTCGCCGCGATCCTGCCGGGCCAGGCGGCAAAGTTCGCAATCAAATTTTGTTTTGGCAAAATGCCACCTGGCCCAGTCAATCAGTTTTTTTCGTCGGCTTCTATCCCGTCGTAAATCTCGCGCGCCTTGCGCAGAACAAAATCGGAAATGGACAGCGTGAGGCCGTCGATTTCCTGCTGGCCCAGGCGGAAATCAAAAACTTTCTTTTTAACTTCCGGCGTGAGCTTCAGGGGCTTGTCGTCGGCGTCGTTGACGCCCTCCCAGTCCACCAGGCAATGCTGGAACATGTCGAAGCTGCTGGCGCCGGCGATGACAATCGCCCCGTCCCGGAATGCCATGTTGGACATAGTGGCGGGATAGGGGCGAATTTTCAGGCGCGTGCCGGGGCCAAAATCAAACCACTGTGCTTCGTAAACTGCTTTGCTCAAATCTAATTTCATAACTCTCCTTTTTTAAGCATTCTCCACAAAACTTATTTCTTTATAGACTTGGAAATTCACGGCCTCTTTGACAACCGATCCAATATCCGCGCCAAGCTGAAAACTGGTGAACGTGACCCAGGCGTTGATGTGATCGCCGGTCTGATCCTGATCCGGATCGTAGTTAAAGAGCTGCAACAGGAAATACTTGTCGCCCGCGGCAATGGCTTCCTGCAGGCAATGCAGCAGCGATTCCCCGCCGATGAAATACCCATTGGCCGATCCGCTGGCGCTTGCCTGTCCGGGCAACGCTTCCTTCCACTGCTGGCCCATGCGCGAGCAATCCGCCATGTCCAGGGTGATGTTGAGTGACCAGTCCACCAGGTAGCCGACTTTGCGGAGTGCCGACGCGGGGATGTAGCCGTTGTTGCCGGCGACTGTGACGTTGCCCACGTTGCCGTTGAACGTGGCCGTGCCATTGGTGAAGTTGATATTCAGCACAGTTTTTCCGCCGGCATCGGTGAAGGTGGGCGGCGCGTTCGGATTCAGCAGCCGGTTCCCCGCGGCTGTGATCTGCGCGGACGCGCCGGACTCGGACGTGGCCTCGGCTTTTAAATTGCCGATGATCCACTGATCCCCGGCTTTATGCCCGGTTTTGGCGGCAAAGGTGAGCTTCTGGCCCTCGTCTAGCGTCTGCTCGGCGCCGGTGATAGCGACATCTTCCGTCCAAAGGCCGCCGTTTTTCCGCCATTTAAAACTATCTGTGGCGGCCTCGTGATCAATGACGACCTCATAGTAAGCCGTGGCCGCTCCCGTGAATGCCGTGCCCCAGGTCAAGTCGTTCAACCCGGTGCCGGAAAACCCGTTCGGCCTGAAAACGTAAAGCGCGCCGAGCTTGCCATGGGTGGGTGTAGTAGGACTGCCCATTGTGTTACCTCCTTTGACTTATTGCGCGGCGGACACAGTTAAAGCGCCGTCGCCCTGGAAATTGACCGTGGCGGATACTACGCCGCCCATCGTGCCGTTGATCGACACGCCGGTGATGTAAATATTGCCGGAAAACCCGTTGGTGGTGGCGTCCAGCAGAAACTTGACGTCGGTCAGTTTGGTGCCGGGCGTTGCCGTGACGATGTTGTCGAAAAACGCCTTCTGCTCCGTATTGCCCAGCGTGGCGTAAATTTCAAAGGAGCCGCTCCATCCGGCCTGGCCGGGCAGCGCTTCTTTCCAGTGCTGGCCGACGCGGCTGGCGTCTGCCATGTCCAGGTTGACGTTTAAGGACCATCCCTTCGAATAATCCATGACTACGTTGTTTTTTTCCACTCTACATAATTTTCCGTGGAAAGGTGTCGTGTTGTATGCCATTGTGCTTTCCTCCTTTTATGGTTTAATATTTCTTTCGTTTTGGGTTGACGGGTTTTTCTTCCGGCGGCGGTTCCGGATCTTCAGTTTCCGGCGCAGCCGGTTTCTGGATGACGCCCACCGGCTTTTCTTCCAGGTCGATGACGACGGCAACGGATTCCGCACAGGCCAGGCATTGCGGCGTCACGTCCGCGACGGCTTTGTCTGTGATGCAAACATCCTGCTTGCATTCAATCCGGACTTTTCCGCGATAAGTTGTCGGCATGATTCCCTCCTTTCTTAAAGACTCGGCAGCACCATGTATTCATAAGTTAGGCGCTTTTTTAAAATCTGAATGTCTGAAAATCCGATGATCTCCGATTCCGCCTCTCCGATGCAATAGGCGTCCAGGATTCCGCTGATGCTCAAATAGTTTTCGTGCAAAACGGTGTTGATGTCGCCCGCGATGTCCAGGATGCCCTTGATGGTTGTCGGGGTTGCCTGGCCAACAACCGGCGTTTCGCCCGCGGTCATCTCGACGTAAATAATGACGTGCGCACTGTAGCGGACATCCCAGGCCAGTTTCGTGCCGGAGGCCGTCGCTTCCTTGTCCTTGATGATCGGTCCGTCTTTGATTCCGATGGCCGGAAACGTGCAACCAATGGGGACCAGGTATTCGTCCGGCGTGACGAAAATGTCGGCGTCCGCGACATAGGACAGCGTTGCCGAGTTTTTAAGGGCCGTCTGAATGGCCTGCACAAGTGTTTTCATGTCCATGTGTTATGCTCCCAGTTGCCGCCGTGCGCTGCGGCTGACTTCAATGTGCCAGATTCCCTCCGCCCGTCCGCCGGCCGGTTCGCCCACGACGTACCAGGTTTCCGAGTTGATGGTGAACGTGTCGCCGCGACGCGGCGCGGTGATGTCCGAATATTTGGCCAGGATGACCATTCGGTCGCCGGGCGGAATGGTCGCCTCAATAGCCGGATCCTCATCCGTCAGGATCACGTCAATCGACTTGGCCGTGGATCCTTTGGCCGTGTATGTCACGGCCTCCGCGAATTCGTCGGTCTCAAAAAATACAGCCAGGTCGGTTGTCATGTCGGCTTTCAGGGTCATTTCTTCTTTTTCCTTCTTTGCCGCTTTTCCTTCTTTGCGGCTTCCTTGCGTCGGACGGTTCCGGTTTTCATTTCTGCACTGCCAGCATCGCGTTCTTGTTGTCGCTGCCGCGGCTGGAGCCGAAGAAATATCCGACAACCATTCCGGCGTTTGTCGAGAGCGACCCGAACAGCATGGACAGGATCGGGTCCGTGGCAATTTCTGACTCCGGCGCGACGACTTTCAGAACAATCAGGGCAATGATCGCGCCCAGCCAGCCGCCGATGACCACCCATGCCAGGATGAACATGTTGGCGTCGCGCTTGCCTGTGGCTTTGGTGGTTTCGATTTCCCGCTGCCGGGCGTTTTGGACATCGCCGATCAGCATCTGCTCTTGCTGGATCTGGAGCTTCTGTAGCTCTATTTTGTTGTCCATCTCGTATTTCGCCAGCTTCAGCGCGGATTCCGGATCCGTGGCGATCGCGGCGCTGACCGCTTCCTGCGTGGCCGGAACTCCCAGCGCCGCCGCCACCAGCTTGATTGCCGATCCGGCCAGGGCGCCGCCGGCCGCTCCGGCGGGGCCGAAAAGCGATCCCACGATCGGGGCCGCCTGGCTGATAGTGCTGACAACTTTTGACCAGTCCATTAGATTTCCCCCGTTTTAATAATTTCGGTGATTTCCGCGGCGCGCTTCGGCGTCTGGCTGGCCCAGGCGCTGTCGAGCATTTCCCTGGCCGCATCTTCCCAGCGATTGGTATTGATCGCGGCGATGGCGTGGCGGAATCCCCGCGCGCGCCGGAAGCCCAGTTGAAAAACGAAATCGGTCAGGGCCATCTTGCGCGCCGGCTCCATCGCGTCCCAGCCTGGAAACAAGACGCGGCAGTCCGCCACAGCCTGGCGGACGGAGATTTCCAGCAGCCGGTCGATCATGTCGTCCGTGATGTATTTGTTCGCTGCCAGAAACCGGGCGATGTCGTCCGGCAGGTCGTTGGCGTCCATATTCCAGCCAACGCCGATCGTCATGGCGCCTGCCGGGCACCGGTACGGCCTGATCCTGCGCCCTTCGTGTCGTTCAATGAATTCGTAAACGTCCATGGTTCACCCCACCGCCAGTTTGACCAGGATCCCGATAATGATCCCGCCGCCGCCGATCACCACGGCCCACAGCCCTTTGATGTTCAGGCAGATCGTGGAGATTTCCTGGCACAATCCGGTTTTGCCGTTGCCGAACAGGATCTCGCCGTGCGCGCGCAGCGTCTTGTAATTGGCGAACGCGATCTTGACCAGAAACTTCAATTTCTCGCTGTCGGGCATGTTCTCCATGGCTTTTTCGTCCATTTCGATTTTGACGTATTCGATGTCTCGCGCCATTCGTCCGTTCCTTTTTCTATTCCACGTCGCCCTGGGCAAACACACAAATCGCCCCGGCGCCGTCGGCGTCAACCACCAGCGCCTTGCCGGCCGCCAGCTCCATCGCCGGATTGAAATTCCACTGCATGGTCTGCCCGGTCAATATCGAGATCGGGCCGATCAGCGCGGTTTTAACGGCGCCCGTGTCTTCTTCCTGGCCAATCGTGATGGCCAGCGTGCCGACGCTGTTGTTGGAGATCGTCAGATGGCGGACCTTGATGCTCTTCCCGACTTCGGCTGCTTTCAGTTCTTCACACCCGGACACGTCCGCGCTGGTTGCGTTCAGGATAAATCCGACTTTGGTCGTCGGCGTGGTCACTGTGATTGCCATATTCTTTTCCTCATAAGGGCGGAGCGGTTAAGCCCCGCCCTGGTTATTAATTTAGGCTGTCGGCAGCGCCAGAACGATGATGCTGCATCCGCCCGTCGCATTCCCCACCGCTGCGGTGGTTGTCGCTATAATTTTTTTGGTTGCTGTGTTTGTGAAGGCAAAAGCCAAGACGGTTCCCGCTGCTTCGGTATCAAGGACGGTTCCGGCCATGGCCTTTTCAATCGCGTCATCTTCGCCGATCTTAACCGTGGGGAGCGTGCCGGTTCCGATTG